CGGGCTGGGAGAATCCGGTCTTCAGGCTCTGCCAAATGATGCCGGCCCAGGATTTATTGATGGCGACTTGGTTGTCGATAAGCCCCGTCAGCATGGCCCGCCCGTGGAAGGAGGATTTCAGGATCTCCCAGGAGCCCCAGTTGAGCGGGTACAGCTTGTAGTCCGTGTCCCATTCTTTGCGGATCACCAGCTGCTTCGTGGCCCGGATCGCGTGCACGGTGCCGTTTTCTTTCCAGTATTTGGTCAGCACGCTCACCAGGTCGGTGGGGGAATCGGCTTCCATCTGATGCTCGTCGTTATCGCCCTTGATGGACTGGACCTCGTCCTCCGGCACGCCGTTCGCCCTGGCTTCGTCCTGGACGTCGCCCAGGAACCGGCGCTGGTGAATGATGATGTACGGCTGGCTCTGCACATCCCGGCTGTACCGGTTGCCGAAGTACACGTTGATGTTCTCCAATAGCTCCGCCGTGATCATGCCCGGCACGTTCATGCCGCTCTCCGCGTCCGCGTCGAAGTCGAAGTGGATGCAGGCGTCGCCGTCCACGCACTCGTTCCGCTGCGCCGTGCGACACTTGGCCTTCAGGTTCACGCGCTCGATCACGTGGTCCACCTGGTCAGAAAGCATCTTGGACACGCTGGCGTTCTTCTCGTCGTTTATGAACGACAAAAACCGGACGACCCAGTCCTCCGACACGACCTTCGCAATCCGCATGTTGACCACGCGCTGCATCCCGTTGACCACCGGCTTGGGCATGTCGTCAGCGTCCACGCCGCGCCACTGATCCCCCACGTAGAACGCTTCGTTCAGCTCGTAGTTTTCGTACAGGTGGATCGCTTCCTTGTACGACTGGCCGGATTCAAACTCTTTGCGTATGCTGTCCGCATCCTTCAGGATCTTCATTCCTTCTTCCTCTGCTCTTTGCCCGTGTATTGCATCACCCGCACGAATTGACGGTTAAGCTCCGCCAGCATCTCCTTCGCGTCCTCTTCTTCGCTGTTCAAACCGGCCTGCTCGTCGCTGATCGCCTCCGGCTGCGTGTTTGTGCGTCCGAGATACCGGACGGCAGCCAGGGCCAACACAACGCCCGTGAGAAGTCCCGCAAAGAAATAGATCATCGTCTGCCTCCATAGCTCAAAATGTTTCGTGACTGCTGCTGGATCGTCCGCCTGCCTGTCTGATAGGCGTCCTCCAACGGTCTTTCGCCCGGGCTCGGCCTGCCGTCCATCATGTACCGCAAGGCGTCAGGCGCGTGGGTGATCTCGTGCGGCTCCGTCGCCACGTCCGACGGGTCGCCGGTCGTCGCAAACTGCAGCTGAGGGATGCACTGGATCAGCTCCCTGCAGGTGCTGAACACGCGCAGCCTGGGCATCACATTCCCGGCGCCGTCGTTTACCGGGTGCATCCATTCCTTCAAAGTCGCCCAGCCGGCCACTCTCGTGTTCTTGACCGGGGTCCCCTGCAGACCGGACGAGGCAAACTTTTCGTAGATGCTCTCTCCGGTCTGCGAGGACTTGCCAAGGAGGTCGGCAGGCATGAACGTCGCGGTGATGGGTTCGTCCCCTGCGGCAAGGATCAAACGCGCCGCGTCGCTCACGATCGTGTTCGAAACGCATAGCTCTCTGTACACGTATGCGTTCCCAACATCATCAAAGGCGCACCATAGGCACGCCAAACGGTCTAAACCGTAGTCAATGGCTCGATAGCACTGCCACCAGGGCTGGATCGGTATGGGCTCCATCACGTGCAGCTCCCGGCGCCATTCCGTGAAGAACTGGCCAAGGTACACGTCCCAGTCGCCGTCCAGCATGGCCCGGCGCTGGTCCTCCGGCAACGATTCGAGCGCCTTCACGTACTCCGGGTTCGCGTTCATCAGGACCCTGTTGTCGTAAACTTTCGCCTGGATGAACACGTAATCGTCCGCTTTCTCTCCCGCGCGGTAGTCGCGGTCGATGAAAAGCCGCTTGACCCATGCGTGGCCCACGTTGCCCGGGTTGCAGGTAAAGTACATCCGGGGCTTAAAGTCCGTCCGCGTGGTCCGAAGGCACAGCGTCAGATCCGTGAACTGATGCTCCGTGAAGTGGGTGGCCTCCTCCATGCCGATCACGTCGTATTCCTGTCCCTGGTACTGGTCCGTGTCGGATTCCGCCTTGCAGTAGCCCATTTTCAAGACGCTGCCGTTGGAAAAAGTGAAGGTCATCTCCTTGTCGCGCCATACCGCCACGCCGTGCAGCATCTTCTGCAGCGGTCTGATATGGTTTTCACGAAGCTCCGGCAGCGTTCGCCGGAGAAGCAGCAGCCGAAGCCCCGGGTACTTGCAGGCCAGCATGACGAACTTTGTCCGCATGCCCCAGCTTTTTCCTCCGCCGCGCGCGCCGCCGTAGCAGATGTACTTTGCGCGGGCTTTGAAGAATAAAAGCTGCTTCGGGTTCGGTCGCTTCCCCAGGGTGATCGTGATGGCGCTCATCCGCAGATCTCGTCAGAATCTTCCTGGGTCATGTCGTCAAAGCGCAGGCTGTAGTCGGTGATCACCGTCTCCTGCTCCACCTTGTCCTTGTAGCCCAGGCAGTTGACGCCGAAGAACTTGGCAAATTGGGCGTTGTACCGCCCCGTCATGCTCTCCTGCAGCCAAATATTTTCCTGGATCTGCTTCGCGCGCGCGTAAGCTCTGCAAAACTCTTTGTGCTTTGCCGCCCAGCGCTCCAACGTGGTGATGTCGACGCCGATCTCATGGGCGAACCCTTGAAAGGTAGGGAGCTCTCGCGGCCTGTCCGTAATGGGCTCCTCGCTCTTCACTTGGCCGTTCATAAAATAGGTCCGTTTATACAGGATTTCTTGGGGCGGTTGGTCAAAATACTCGACCAGCTCATCGCAATATTTCTTTTTGTACTTCGTCGGTCTGCCTCCAGCCATTTGCCATTCCTCCTTGGCTGTAAGCTACCAAACAAAAAAGCAAAAAAAGTATCATCTTTGACGCAAAAAAAGAAGGCCCCGCAGGGCCTCCTTATGTTTCCGCCAGCAGCTTGCAGGCTTTCTTGTCGATCCTAAACACCTGTGGCCTCGAATAATTCATCCGCATGGCCACGGCCACCCAGCTCAGACGGCAGCAATACCGTAGCACGATCAGCTTCCTGTGCGTGGGCGGCAGCGCTTCCAACGCCGCGTCCAGCCGCCGCCGGAACGCCCGCGCCTCCGGGGACCTCCGGTGGTGGTCCGTCATCCGCCGGTATTGCTGCAGCTCGATCCTGGTGATCATCCCTCCGGGCCCTCTCTGTTGTACCACTGCCAGCCAAGGATCTCGTCCAGGACAAGCCGCCGTGGCTCACATACCATCTCGACCACGAGCTGCCGCTCCTCGTCAGACCACATGTGGACGCCGGCAAAGATCTCGCCATACCCCTTTATCGGCAGGAACCCTGCGCTGCATCCATCATACAGCAGCACCTGCTCACCGATCCTCGCCAGCAGCTCCGTCACTACGTCCGGCAGCACCCGGACTTCCTCGTTGATAGATCCGATCATACGCTTCTCCTTTCTGCGTCAATGCTCTTTACTTTGTCCGTCAGCAGGTGGTATAACGCCCTGCACACCGCCCGGAGGATGCCCCAGGTGCTCACAATGTGCTGGTTGTTGCTGTTCTTCTCCAGCCATATCAGGCTGTCCTCCATCTGTTTCAGATCGTCAATGTAGATCTCGCGCCTGTCCATCATCGCTCCTCCCGCATTATTTCTCCTCCTGTTCGTCGGCTATGCCTCCGGCCACGATCATGGCCGTGAAGATCACGCCCAGTGTGGCTCCAACCATAAGGCAGATAATAGCCAGTAAAAGTTTGCTCATGCGTCCTCCTTCGGCGGCTCTGGTAGGGGCATCCATGCCACAACGTAGTCGCATATCTCGTTATCAACAATCCAATACTCGCCGTCCGTTGTAATCCACCCGCACTGCGTGTACCAGAACGGGGTATCACCAGCAGTATCTTTTACGGCAACAATGACAAGTTCTTGACCTCGTGGCAACCCATCCTCCACCCTGCGCCACGGGTTGACGGTCGGCTGGTTCTGCACAAGGCGTTTCACGTATTCGATCGTTTCACGCCATCTGCAGCTTTTGCAGTCTGCGTCGATACGGCATCCATCAACCGGTGCAAAAGTCATGTCGTTGCAATCCCATATTCCGTTCAGCTTCTCCATCAGCTCATCAGCATCAATCAATCTCATTCCTGCACCTCCCTTTCGCCCTAAGAACAGAAACTGTCTTTTGTCCATCTTTTTGCGGTTACATAGAAATGCAAGCTTGTCTCTATAAGTCCACATTCCTCGTCTGATTGCAGATAATACTTGCACTCTCCGCACCGCACAATCTCGCCCCGCTTCGGCTACTTCTTCGCCAGCTCGAACATCTTCTCCTGCTGCCGCTTTACGTCAGCTTTCAGGCGCTGTATCTCGTACGCCTGCTGCTGGATCAAGTAATCTTTGTCGGCCAGCTGGGCGTTCCGTTCCTCTA